CGCCATCCTTCCCGTTCAGGCCCGACGCGCCGTCGCGGCCGGTTTGGCCGTCGACGCCATCCTTCCCGTTCAGGCCGTCACGCCCTGGGATGCCCGGCGGGCCAGGGACGAGCGGGCGCGCCTCGATCGACGTGAGCCGGGCCAGCACGGGCGCCAGGCGGATGTCGATGGCCTTGGCGACGATGTCGGCAAAGCGGTCAGGGTCAAATGCCATAGGAAGGCTCCGCAACGCGACGGAACATCGCGCCCTCGAACGCCGCCATTTCGTCCCGGCTGTCCTCGGCGGGCGTGGCGTCCTCGTCCGCTGTGTCCTTGTCGTCAGGTTCCGGCGGGTCCTCGTCACTGGCCGCGGGCGCCCGCACCGTCGACGCCGGCGCCGGCTCGGCCGTGTCGCGACGGTCGAGGGCGGCGAGCGAGTAGTTCTGTTGCTGCAGGTACGGCGTGTCGCCGCCCTGGACGGGCCCCAGGTTCAGCCGGAAGCGGCCCTCGTTCGGCTTCATCACGCCGGCGCCGATGCCCTTGCTGATGGTGTCCATCGCCGTCGCCGCGTCCATCCGAAGCAGGTCGTCGACGTTGAACTCGGTCCCGTAGGCATTGCTGAATGACGGCCCGAGGCCGAGGCCCTCATCGAGAACGAGTTCGAGCGACTCCACCAGGCTCTGGATGCACTGGGTGTAATACTGGGTGCTGAGCGCCTGGATGTTGTTGTACGTGGGCGCAGCGCCCACCCCGACCATGTAGGGCGGCACGTGGTAGCACGAGCAGACCGACTCGGCCGTCCACTTCAGTTGCTCGATGAGCTGCGCGTCGACCGCCTTCATGATCATCGGCTCGAACTTCAGTCCGTCGCCGAGGACCGCCACCTTGCCCGCATTCGCGCCGGTGTAGTTCGTGTCCCAGTAGGCTTTCAGACGCACGGCCGTCGCGTCGCTGATGGCGCCCGGGGCGGTCAGGACGCCGCCCGGGTTGCTGCCGTTCGCGAAGAGCGCCGTCGAACTCCCCTGGATCTTGAGGCCTTGCACCGCCGCCATTCCGCAGGCGTAGATCGGGGAAACGCCGATGAGTGGGTGGTAGAGCGCCACCATCACGTCATGGATGATCTCGCGCGCGGGCACCACGATCTGCTGCTGAGGTTGCTGCGAGAGGTCGTCACGCTTCAGGTCGTAGAACACCGACCCATCGGGCGCCACGAGCGGGCGCACGCGCGTGGGGTCGAGGATGTAGAGCGCCGTCACCACCCCGCGCCCATCGCGCTGCTTCAGCGCGTAGGTGTTCCCGTGGACCAGCTTGCTGATGAGCCACTGCTCGATGAACTTGATCCGCGTCTGGTAGTGGTTCGGCTTGCGCAACACGGGCGAGAAGGCGGCGATCTCGGCTTCTCTCCAGATGCCGTCCGCGCCCTTCTGCATCAGCCGGAGGCCCATCTTCGCGATGTCCGAGCTGATGAGCGAGATGCAGGCGAAGACGGTGCTGTAGGTCAGCACGTCCTCGAGCCGCACCTCGACGTTCTGCTGCCAGGCGCCGGCGTAGCTTTCGCGAAGAATGGGCCACCACCCGCCGCGGCTTTCGACCGACGCCAGGGGACCCGCCGCTTTGGTGCGCGTGATGGTCAGGCCAAGCAAGGGGATGTCCATTAGGACTCCGCCTGGAGATCGCGGCGCTTGTAGGTCCGCCGCTTGCGCGCGGGCTCGGGGGTGACCGTGATGGTCACGAAGTCGGCTTTGTGCTGATACCGCAGGATGGCCGCCGTCGGGGCCGCCACGGCGATCTGGTCACCGCGCTTGACGGACGTGCCCTCGTGCGTGAACGGCACGAGGGCCCGCATCGGGATCATCGCCATCGCTAGTCCGGCTCAAAGCCGATCATGGTGCCGGCGGTGACCCAGTGCGGGTCGGCCTTGGTGCCGCGATTGATGTAGAGCGTGCTGTCAATGGCGAGATAGAGGGTGCCGCGCGGCAACACTCCCACCCCGGTCACGCCGTCCGTGGGTGGAATGCCGAACGCCACCATGGCTCCCACCGGCAAGTAGAGGCCCCTGGTCATCGCCATCGGACTACCTCACTGGGAATCGCGGCACCAGGTCCATACGACCTGGTGCCGCGCAAGGAACGACTATGCGGAGTACTGGACGTTCTCGAGGAAGGCGACCGCTTCGTCGCGGCGGCGCGCCCAGTTGATGAACCGCTCGGCGCGCAGGCCGATCGAGTTCGTCTGCCAGAGCGAGACCATGTGGTTCGTCGGCGCCGGCGCCGAGGGCGATCCGGTGGCGACCGAGTTCGCCGGGTTGTCGGCCATTTCGAGCGACGCCTCGCGGCTCGCGTCGATGACCACCTGGCCGTCGTCCGACAGGTAGATGTCGGAGGCGTTGACCAGGATGAGCAGGTTGCCGTCCGGGCTGCCACCCAGAACCGCGTACTGGCTCGTGATGACCGGGATGCCCTTCAGGGTGCCCCCCGTCATGGTGATGCTCGGGAACTCCGGCTGCCCGAGTGCGTTCGTCATCAGGGAGATGGCGAGCGCAACGGTGTTCGGCATGATCCAGACGGCCGAGGTCGGGTTGAGGTTGCCGAGCATGAAGCTGCCGAGCAGCGTCTGAATGTCGGTCCGCACGGCCGCGGCATCGGTGCCGCTCGGGGTGCCGGCGATGAGGCCGTTGGTGATGCTGGCCGGCGAGACGTCCGGCACGAGCGGCTTCGCGGGATCGATGAAGTCGATGTCGAGCCGTTCGATGAGCGCCGCCGCCAGGCCGTCCCGCACGAGGCTCTCGGCCGCGGGCGAGGAGAAGCGCACGAGCTCCTCGGTGAGGACCGCGATGTTCGCGACCTTCGCCCAGCCGAGCTTGACGGTCTCGAAGTCGAACTTGGTGAGGGGCTTCGCCGCGCCCTGGCCGACCCAGTAGCCGGTCCCGCCGGAGGTCTGCCCGGCAATGCGGATGTTGAACGGCACCCGGCGGAGGCTGGGCACGCCGCCCTGACCGAACTTACCGAGAATGGTCTGTGGCCGGAGGAACTCCACGAAGTCGCCGGCGAATGCCGGGTAGTCGGGCACGAGCGCGCCGGCCCAGGTCGGGTCGGTCGTGGTGCCCGCGGCGACGGCAGCCTTGAGGATGGCGTGGACGCGGCCCTGACTGGGATACCGCTGCTTGGCGATCTCGAGCGCCTGCGAGGTGTTGCCGCGCGCGGCCATCAGGCACATCGCGTAGCGGGCGAACTCGATGCCGGGCGGGAGCGTCGGCGCCTTGACCTCGACGTACTGCGGCACGCGGGCGTCGGTGACGGGCGCGGCCGTGGTCGCCTGGATGGTCTCGAACGCCTTGAGGCGACCGATGTGGTCATCGTACGACTTTACGTCGGCCGCGAGGCCGTCGTATTCGGTCGATTCGTCGGTGTTGAGGGTGCGTCCCTCGTTCACGGCCTTCTGCATGATGTCGGTCATGCGCGCGGCCTTCGGCGTCCGCGACGCCTGGAAGTCGGTGATCTGCTCGGATGCGGTCTTCATACTGGTCTGCCTTGTCAGGCGAAGGCCCGTAGCGCCGGGCGCGGTGAGCGAGGCGACGCCACCGCCAGCGCCTGTCGCGGCGGGCGGGGTGTCGAACTGTTTGACGGTGTGAATACTGGCCTGCGCGTTCATCGGAATGGTGACCGCGCTGAGTTCGAGCCACTCCCAGGCTTTGAACTTGACGGCGAAGGAGTTAGGGATCGGCTCGGCGTCAAGCGCGCGGAAGCCCACGGAGAGGCCGCGCACGAGGCCGCTCTTGATGAGGGCCCAGGCTTCGTCGATGCGCGGCAAGACGCCCTTCGCGATCTGCGCGCGGATGGCAATGCCGTCCGTCGTGACCTTCGCGTGGGTGACGTGCCCGATCGGTTCGGCGGCGTTGTGCTGCCAGAGCAGTGGGAGCGGAAGGGCGAATGTGGCGCCCTTGGGCTCGAGCACGTCACCGATCCGATCGGGGAAGGGAGTGGACGCGATGCCGTCGATAATGCGTTGATCGTCGTCGACGGCCTTGATCGTGAACGTCGAATAGGCACGGTCCATCGCGCCAGATTATCCGTGGCACGGGAAGGGCCGCCTATTTTCCTGTCTGAAATTGCCGACTAGCCCCGGAGGAAGAGCTGGATCATCACGTCGCGGAGGTATTCGGAGACGTTCTGCCGACGCGCAGACGCAAGCGCGATGATGCGATCGTGGGCGGTCGTCGGCAGATGCACGGTCACGGACCCGAGGACCTCCTCGGTGCAGCGCGGGCGTCCTCGCTTCGGCTTCGGAGCCGGCGGTGTGTCTGGAATACCGTCGACGCCCTGGATGCCGTCTGGGCCAGCCGGACAGGGACCACGACCAGCGAGCAGGTCGTCGTCGCTCATTTCAGCACCAGCATCTGATACGCCGGTTCGACCGGCACCGGGACGCGCAGCCAGAGCGCCATGCCGATCGTCATGGCGATGAGCGGGTCGATCCGTCCGCGGCTCTTGCCCTTGGCGAACATCAGATTATCTTTCCCGTCCCGGTTCGCTACGGCATTGCTGACCGCCCAGGCCGTGACCGGACACCCGCCGGTGTCGACCTTGCCGTCGAGGATTTCCGCCTGCATCCGCAGGCAGGCTGAGCTCATGCCTTGATAGGTCTGCGGTACGGCAAGCACCCGGTCGGCCGCGAACCCATCCTCGCGCACGAGCTCGTCGATGAGCGTGTCGGCGTGCCACGGGTCGAACCCGATCAACTC